ATGTTTATGGTCATTCTCCCAGTAATATTGAGCATGTTCAGGTTTGTATTTTCTCTCGTAAATGTAGTACAGCATGTTACATTCGGTGGTCGAACCCCTATGTGCATACCCTGCTTTCTCTAGGGTATAGCATAGTGGTTTAGTAGCAGACCACCCAACTCCAGCGTTGATGTGTAAAATTGGCTTCATAAATACCATACACTCACCCTATGTATTATGAAAAGACTATGGCAGTGGATCAAAGGCGAGTATAAGCTTTGGAAGTTACGTCGTCAAGATCCGTATATTTACGAAGAAGATGAGGATTAATTATTGGGCAATCCCCAATATGGGTAAGATGCATATGATGAGACTTATTGAGGTCAATAAAAAATCATATACTAAAAACAAATATCCATATTACTTCTATAAACAATGGCATGATCCTAATGACTATAAAAAGAGAATTGAGACGACATTTGTATTACGGAAGGGACAATCAACCATTGAAGCCCCAATAGGCACTAAAACAACGTATGGTCAAACATCTGATACTGTTTGCACTGATCCACATGAATACCTAAACAAAGCACATAATAGTTCTTTTGAAGATAGACATGATAATCTTGTAATTCAATACTTTGGAGGTCCTGAGGAAAGGAAACCTCCTGATGTTTTGATGAAGGATAAAGATCCTGTTGAGGTATTCTTTACTGATAAGTGGTTTATAGAATGTCAACGTCATTTTCCAGTATCACCATGCAAAGATTATCTTGGAACTTTTTTAGAACCATACATGAAGTGGCTTTCTTCTAAAAGTGCTTCCATGGTATACTGGAGAGAAAATATTAGAGATCAACTATGTGATGTTGATATAATATTTGAACCCTTTACTCTCATGGGAAGATATATGTTAGGTCATTCATCTGGTTCTATTGAGGATGAGACTAAGAATGAAAGATACCTAGTGAATATATTCAAGACAAGAAAGAATGTCATACCATATAAAGAGGACTTGGTTGACTGTTTTGCTAGTAAACTGAAGAGATGGCATGGTAAAGGTAATAAGTTTGATTATCTTGATAATGTTGTTAAAGATCTAAGGAGAATAGAAGTGTACTTCAATGCAAAGGGGATAGAACCTGTATATTTCAATATGGATAGAGATGATTATAGCGAGACCTTTGGTTTTGAGAAGAATGATTTACCAAGGACTAACACACATCCAGGTGACTATCCTGAACGAGATGAATATGAAAGTATTGCTAAGTCTTATATCTCACAAAGAAAAATGAGAGATATGAGGAGACGAGGTAGAAAATATGATTGGATTTAGCGAAGGATTCCACGATGCTGCTGTTGCCGTTGTTGTGGAGGATCAAATAGTCTATGCTACTCACTCGGAACGTTATTCCAAGAAGAAGCATGATAAGAGATTAGACTTGGGTGCTGCTATTACAGCAAGAGGTTTGAATATAAAGGATGATATTGTCGCTTTTTATGAGAATCCATTTCTCAAAAGAACGAGACAGATATATGCTGGTCAGAAAGTAGGTTGGAGACATAGAGAACTCTCTATGCAACCTACTGTCTACTTTGAACATCATAAATCACATGCTGCTGCAGCATTTCAAACTTCTGTATTTGATGAAGCAGCATGTGTAGTTGTTGATAGTATTGGTGAATGGGACTGTTCTAGTGTATGGATCGCTAAAATGGTCGAAGGAAAGGCAACCTATAAAAAGGTTTGGTCTAAGAGATATCCTAACTCTATTGGGTTATGGTACTCTGCTTTGACCAAATGGGCTGGTTTGAGACCATTAGATGAAGAATATATCTTCATGGGAATGGCAGCCTTCGGAAAACCCAGTCATACCAATGAGTTACAGGAGCTACTTTTACGTAATAATCATAAAGGCATACGTGGATTAGAAGGTGAGAAGGTAGACGTAGCAAAGAGTGCAGAGGTTGTTTTAGAGAATGAGTTGAAAGATATCTTTAGAATAGCGTCTCAATACAGTAAAAACATCTGTTATGGTGGTGGTGTTGCACTAAATTGTGTAGTCAACCAAAAATTACAATATCGCTTCGGTGATAGCAACATATGGATTATGCCTAATCCTGGTGATGCTGGAGGTGCTTTAGGTGCTGCTTTACTTGCATATGGCAAAAAAGTTCAATTTACCCCGTATCTTGGATACAATATTCCTAGGAAACTGGATCCGAAAGAAGTTGTTGAAATTATACTCAATAATAAAATCTGTGGTGTGGCTAATGGTCGTGCTGAGTTTGGTCCTCGTGCTCTCGGCAATAGAAGTCTATTGGCGGATCCGAGAGAAAAATCAACCAAAGACCTCGTTAATGAAATAAAACAACGTCAGAAGTTCAGACCATTCGCTCCTGCTATATTAGAGGAGCATTGTCACGATTGGTTTGATATGCCTGATCACTCTAGATATATGTCTTATACATACCAGTGTAAGCGTCCACACGCTATTCCTGCCTGTATACACGTAGATAACAGTGCAAGGGTACAAACAGTTCCAGAGACCTCAGAAAGTGTTCTGAGACCCATACTAGAGTGCTGGTACGAACGTACTGGTTGTCCTGTATTACTGAATACATCTCTGAATGTCAGAGGTAAACCGATGGTTAATACCGTCGATGATGCTAAATTATTTGCTGAAACATATGATGTCACTGTTGTTTAGTGGTTGTAGTAACACTTGGGGTGGAGAACTAAAAACTCTTGATGATCGCTATAGCAAGATAGTTAGTGATCATTATAATGTGGAAGATTGGAATATCTCAGAATGTGGTAAGAGTAATGATAGGATAACTTGTACTACTATAAAGCAAGTCAAAAGAAAGAAACCTGATTGGGTGGTTATACAGTTTACTGTACCATCAAGATATAGGTGGTATGATGATATAGGTAATGTTCATCATTGGACACCTTCAGATAGAAATAAAAAGGATAATAATAGTTTTGCTCGTGATCAGTGGTATAAACATGTTTATAATAACAGATGGGGTATGGAGAATACGTGGAAGAATATATTCTTATTTGACAGCTTTTGTAAAAGTATAGGTCAAAAATACATATCGCTTATAGCAGATCATTGGAAAGATGATCTTGATGCAGATGCTCATTGGAAATTATCAGATTCTCCTATTCGTATGCATCGTGATGTTATTAAGGACAAGAGTCTTTTATTAGAGCATAAGCATCCTTCATCAGAAGGTCATAAGAAAATTGCGGAGGTTATTATTCAACATGTGGATTCATAATGAAAATTGGGTACATGGGAAGGAAGATCATTTTATAGAGAAGTATAAGGATGATTTCTTTTATAAGGAACTATATGATCAGCATAATGTTCGTACAGCTGGTAATGGTCTTACTAGAAATGATCTAAGGAGATCGAGGAATAATAACAAGAAAACTCTTATTCGTTCAAATACATCTAAATCTGTTCCTTATGGGAAACATTGGACTGGGTATTATCTCAATGAACAAGGACATTTGGATACAGAACTTATGTCAACATATAATCCAAAGTTGGTTGAGATACTAAAGTTGCTTGGGTTATATGGTAAAGGGAGGTTATTCTCGTTTAGATCTATATGGGGTCAATTATCAAAAGAGGGTGTATCATGTTATATCAAAGATCATGATCACTATACTAATCCTAGTGATACGTTATCATGGGTTCACTTTGTAAAGGTTCCGAAGCAAAAGTGTTTTTACTTCAAGAAAGGAGAAAAGAAGATTTATCCACCATGTCAGAAATCGGGTGATTTTATAGTATTTCCTAGTTATTGTATTCATGGGGTAGATGAGAGAAAAAATCTCGATGAAAGGTTTGTAATCGTAGGAAATATAATAAGGACTAAATAACTTGGAAGACTAATTGAAAATGCAATGGCTCAGGCATTCAATAATGACGCAAGAAACTTTGCAACTGATACTAAACTTGTTGTACAATGGGATGCAAGTAAAGGTAAGGTCGGTTTGTGGGAGTGGGCGGTTATAACCGCAGGTACAGTAGGTGTTGGTGGATCATTGCCACAATTACGAGTTGCAGGTCATCAACCAAGTCTTATCAATGCCATAGATAAAGGCAAGCAAAAGATGTTGCAGGCTGTCCCTATTGATGTGATAGGTGCAGGAACTACATTCCATACAACTAAAGCAGGTGTCATAAGAACTGGTATTTCTACTTTAGGACCTACAGGATTTGTTGGTGGTAGAGGTGCATGGCTAACTGCTGAGAAGTTCACTAAAAATTCTATAAAAGGAAAAGAGTAAAAAAATCAAATGTCGTTATTGTTTAGTGGTTGTAGCATCACATGGGGTGATGAACTACAAGATCGTGTAAATGAGCGTTTTAGTAACTTAGTCAACCCTAAGTCTGTTAATATTGGTGAGTGTGGAGTAAGTAACGATTATATTGTTCGTAATACAATCAATTGGTTAGGTAAGATGACTGTAGACATTGTTGTCATGCAGTTTACTGTACATCAGAGATTGGAATATTATGATGAATCTGGTGGTATTCATAGATTTACACCACAAAGAATTAAGAATAAAACCCAAGATGTATACTACAGAAATGTGTATACAAATCAACTTGGTGTAGAGAATTTATGGAAGAATTTTTTTATATGGGATTCTTATTGTAAGAGTGTTGATCAGAAGTACGTTGCTCTTATAGCAGATCATTATGATGATGCAATTAGGAAACCAGAAAGGTTATTTGAGAAGGGTATTGGTAATTGGAGGAGTGTATGCAGAGATTTGAAATACACATTATTGAATGCTGATATTTTAGGTCTAATGAGACAGTATCCTAAGAACTATGCTCAAGGTGTAGGAGGTGGTCATCCATCTGCTATAGGTCATCAGAAGATTGCAGAAAAAGTGAATGAGTTGATAGATCATATATAATCTGATATAATGTAATTGGATTGCAACCCAAAATAGTATGGCTAAAGGATTCAAGGTGGTATCGAAACCACCTAAAACTGAGAAGAAGGATGACTTTGATATCGCAGCAGCAAAGGAGATGCTCAAGGGAAAGAGCATAGTCTTTTGTTTGCCAGGTAGACAAGTATCATATATCTTCCTGAAGAACTTTGTATCACTCTGCTTTGAACTTGTACAAAATGGTGCGAGTATACAGATTTCTCAAGATTATAGTTCAATGGTTAACTTTGCTCGTTGTAAGTGCTTAGGTGCTAACGTGCTCCGTGGACCAGACCAATTACCCTGGGATGGGAAACTCAAGTATGACTATCAACTTTGGATTGATAGCGACATCGTGTTTAACAACGAGTCGTTTTATCGTGTGTTATCGATGGACAAGGATATTGCTGGCGGTTGGTATGCTACGGAAGATGGCCAGACAACATCAGTTGCTCACTGGTTGGAAGAAGATGATTTCAAAGAGAATGGTGGGGTTATGAATCATGAGATGGTTGATGGCATTCAAAAGCGTCGTAAACCATTTACTGTTGATTATGCTGGATTTGGTTGGTTACTTATCAAGCATGGAGTTTTTGAACATAAGGAGATGACTTATCCTTGGTTTGCTCCTCAGATGCAGGTATTTGAATCAGGTGAAGTACAGGATATGTGTGGTGAAGACGTATCTTTCTGTCTTGATGCATTGAAGGCAGGATTCGAAATATGGTGTGATCCTCAATGTCGTGTAGGTCATGAGAAAACGAGAATTATATAGATAAGATAAAGTTTGATTACACTGTATGGATTTGTATGATATATACGTTGATGGGGAAAAGGTTTTATCTCAAATTACAGAAGATGAAATGCTAGACGTTACACAAGAATTAGCTGATGAATTCTATAAGACTGGGTTTCCCCATCCTGACGAAATAGAAGTCAAATACCTCGGTTATGAAGACGACCCTCAATAGAGGGTCTTTTTTTGTCTCTAAATAGAACTAAATATACGGAGTACGTAATACCTAGTGCCAGTACAGAGGTTCTCACAGGGATTTAAAGACGTTTCCTTGTCTTTCAAACGACATCCTGTCAATAATGATATCCTAGCATTGAAAAATGAGGATGCGATAAAACGTTCTGTGCAAAATTTAGTTAGGATAAACTTTGGCGAAGTCATGTTTGATCCTTTAGTAGGCACTAAAATTACCGAATCTCTTTTTGAATTGGCTAATGATGATTATGTTGTTCCTTTAAAAACGCAAATTGAGCTAACACTACGAAATTATGAGCCAAGAGTACAGTTGACTGATGTCATTGTTCAATCGGAACCAGATCAGAATTATCTTGATGTAACTATAGAATATGATATTGTGGGTTTAGATGCTCCTTCTCAGTCAATCAATTTCATCCTCGAACCAACTAGGTTATAATGGCACTTCAACAGTTTACAAACCTGAATTTTGAGGACATAAAAACCTCAATCAAGGACTATCTCAGAGAGAACTCAAATTTCTCTGATATGGATTTTGAGGGTTCCAACTTATCTGTTATTGTTAATCTGTTAGCGTATAATTCATATCTTACAGCGTATAACACTAATATGGTAGTCAATGAGACATTCATTGATTCTGCTACTTTGAGAGAAAATGTTGTATCTCTTGCACGTAATATTGGATATGTTCCTAGATCAAAGAGAGCAGCAAGTTGTAAATGCACATATAACGTTGTTGGACTTAGTAGTGCAACTACTCAAGTAAATTTTCAACCAGGTCTTATTGGTAATGGTTCAGTATCAAATGTCAACTATCTTTTCTCTATTCCTGAGGAAGTTACTTCCAGTGCAAGTAATGGTGTTGCCAATGGTACATTCGATATATACCAAGGTCAGTTTCTACAGTCTACCTTTACTATAGACGAGTCTCAACCTAATCAGAGATTTATTATTCCTAATTCTAGTGTAGATACATCCACTATTAGGGTAAACATTAGAGAGAATAATGCAAGTACAACGAAGACAGAATATAAGCAAGTAGATAATATAATTGGTATTACCTCAACATCAAATGTCTTCCTTCTACAGGAAACAACAGATGAGAAGTATGAGGTATTGTTTGGTGATGGTATCTTTGGCAATAAACTAACCAACGGTAATATTGTAGATGTTACTTATATCAAGACTGAGGGTAAAAATGGTAATGGTGTAGCAGGACTTTCCTTTGGTGGTACTATCACTGACCAAGATGCAGTAACTCTAAACGGTTATAACGGATTTCTCACACCACATGGCAAGGCTGAGAACGGTGATGACATAGAAGACATTAGAAGTGTTCGTTATTATGCTCCTAGAATGTATTCTGCTCAGTATAGAGCAGTAACAGCGTCTGATTACGAGGCAATTATACCTTCAGTATACCCAAATATTGAATCTATAAGTTCATTTGGTGGTGAAGAATTAGATCCACCGAAATATGGTAGGGTTTATGTCGCTGCAAAACCTAAAAATGGTTCATTCTTATCAGAATTTACCAAAAAACAGATTTTAGGATCACTAAAGAACTATTCTGTAGCGGGAATTGTCCCCGAATTGATAGATTTGAAGTTCTTATATGTTGAAATTGACAGTTATATCTACTATAACGCAAACTTTATAGGTGATACTGAGAATCTAAAGAGTAATGTAGTCAGTTCTCTTACTGATTATGCGACTGGTATAGAACTAAACAAGTTTGGTGGTAGATTCAAGTACAGTAAGATCCAAGCAATGATCGATACTGTAGATACTTCTATAACATCTAACATTACTACTGTACGTATTAGACGAGATCTTGCTGCAGCAATTGATCAATGGGCTCAGTACGAGTTATGTTTTGATAATGAGTTCTACCATGAAGATAATAACTATAATATTAAATCCACTGGATTCACTGTATCTGGTATAGATGGTACTGTTTATTTCTCAGATAAGCATATTGCGGGAACTGATAAAGGTAACCTATTCTTATTCAAAATTACATCAGATACAGAGATTAGTATTCTCTCAGATTCCTTTGGTAGTGTTGATTATAAGAAGGGAGAAGTCATTATAGATACTGTGAACGTTACTTCTACAGTTCAACCCAACAATATTATTGAAGTACAAGCAATTCCATTATCGAATGATGTACTAGCACGTAAAGAACTTTACTTGCAGTTTGACGTTTCTAAGAGCAACTTCTTCATGAGGGAAGACTCTATATCATCAGGTGCTAATACATCTGGTACTAGGTACAACCCACAATCCAGTTACCAAAACGGTAAGAAGACCCGATAATGATACAGACATCTTTTACCAAGGTAAAAATCAATGAGGTTATTCAGGGTCAAATCCCTGATGCCATTGATAACGATAATCCTCTCTTTGGTGAGTTTCTAAAACAATATTACATCTCCCAAGAATATCAGGGGGGTGCAGTTGATATAGCTGATAACTTAGCAGAATATAAGGGACTAAACTTTCTAAACAATGAGAACCTAACAGGATTTACCTCTGTATCGTCATATATCAATAAAAGAGATTCAACCATAAACGTTGATTCTACCACAGGTTGGCCTAATCAATGGGGTCTACTAAAGATCAATGATGAGATTGTTACTTATACTGGTATAACTACTAATTCCTTTACAGGATGTGTTCGTGGGTTTAGTGGGATTGAGAATAATGCAAAAACGAATGCGCCAGAATATCTTACTTTTACTAATAGTGGTGTTGGTACTCATCCTGTGGATGCCAGAGTTACCAATCTATCTAATGTTTTTCTAAAGGAGTTTAGAAGGAAACTCAAGAGACAGGTATTACCTGGATT